TATTGTTGCTGGTCATGATTCTGCTGTTGCAACCGCAGAGCAAATCAACAAAACGGAAACATATCGTGACCCTGACAGCTTTGCTGACATCGTTCGTGGTATGCACCTATACGGTCGTAAGATCCTTCGTCCAGAAGCAATCGTTACTGCCAAGTACAACGCAGCGTAAGGGAGGATATACAATGGCTTTACAATCCGTAACTCGCATTGAGACCGCAGAGCTTGCTTTCGGTTCTCTTACAACTAGTTCAACTCACGACATCGGTACGGTTCCAAATAACTGTGTAATTCTTGCCGCTGGTGCTGAGTGTACTTCAGCTGCTACTATTGGTGGTGCCAATGCAGTAAGCTTTGGTGTAACAGGTGGTGACACCGATCTGTTGGGAACAGCAGACATCAATGGTGCAAAAACTTTGGGTGCCTCTACTACTACAGTAAACGGTATCACAAATGTTACTACTGCAGCTACTACAATCACTGCTTTAACTGCAGCAGCAAACGCACCTTCAGCAGGTTCGTTTAAGTTCTTTGTAGTGTATGCCCCTATGGGTGCTACAGGAGCAGCTGCTGAAGTAGATCGTGATCTACTAGCATAAACAAACTTTAGGGGCTGCTTTCTGGTGGCCCCTTTAGCACATCTAAATGATACTTAAGGCTAAAAATAAATTATCTGCTTGGGATGTTAGGGTATTCAACATAAGTGAAGTCTATTCACAAATGGATGAAGCTGCTTTATTAGATAGAAACTTTTTAGCTGCTATAAAGAAATCATTAGACGACAATGGAATGCTTTGGCCTCCTATAGTTTGGACACAAGAAACTTTTTTGGTTTATTGCCAAGAGCAACCACACAGACAAGACCCTAACAAACTTGTAGACACAAATTTAAAATATCGTTGTGCTATAGGAAATAACAGATTTAACTACGCTAAAGAAAATGGGTATACACAAATAGAATGTGTTTACGTTCCAACTTGGCAAGATAAAGACACAGTTTTAGAAATAACTAGAATGGAATACTGTGTAGACTTTTAAAGAGGAAATCCAAACATGGGCGTTACAACAGCAATGTGCAACAGTTTTAAACAAGAGTTACTTGGTGGTATCCATGATTTGGACACTCATGTAATAAAACTTGCACTTATTAAAGCTTCCCCTACAGAAAATTATGGGGCTGCTACAACTACATACGATGGTGCTAGTGGAGGAGATGGTACATCATTGACCCAAGGCACAAATGATGAAGCTACAGGTACTAATTACAGTGCAGGTGGACAAACATTAGATAGCGCAAGTATTAGCCTATCAGGTTCTACAGCAATTGTAGATTTTGCAGATGAAGTGTTTTCAAACGTAACAACATCAGCAGATGGTTGTCTTATTTACAATTCATCAGCATCTAATCGTGCAATTGCAGTAATTAGTTTTGGTGGTACAGTAAGTGCTACAGCAGGTGATTTAACAATTGAGTTTCCACCAACAGGCGGTGGTTCTCCCGATAGTTCAAACGCAGTAATTCGTATTGCCTAAGAGGTAAGCTATGGCTACAGTAGCAGCTTCAGCACGTTACGGTACAGGGGTATATGGAACATCAAGTTATGGTGTTATAAATATATCAACTACCCTTACTGGTGTAGCAGCTACAGGTGCTATAGGTACAGTAGAAGATCAAACTACTGAAAGACTAGACAGTGTAAGTGCAACAGGTACAGTACAAGCACTTGCTCAAGTTAAGGTCAGTGAAAGACTAGATAGTGTTAGTGCCACAGGCACAATTAATACACTTCAGATCAATAATAAACTTACACTTGCAGATGTATCTGCTACAGGAGCAATAGAACCTGTATCTGCTGGTGGTTTTGAAATTGACATCAGTGAACGTATTACAGATGGTGTTAGTGCTACAGGTGCAGTACAGGCATTATCTCAAGTTAAAGTTAGTGAAAGACTTGCAAGTGTAAGTGTTACTGGTACAATAGCTGCAATTACACCACATGCAGATTCACAGATAACACTTTCTTCAGTATTTGCTACGGGTCAAGTAAACGATGTAGAAGATCAAACTACAGAAAGGCTTGATAGTGTAAGTGTAACTGGCTCTGTAGGAAGTGTAATAACAGCAGTATCAGAACGTTTAGATTCGACATCAGCTACAGGAACTATAGGAAATATAACTACAACTGCAGTAATATTTGACTTCCAAGCTGTAAGAGAACAGTATAGCCGTAGACGTACAGTTTACATAGCAGAGGCAGCATAATGTCTACTTCATCATCCAGAACAGTACGTGTACCAGAAGAAAACAGGTTAGTTTTTATACCTGCTTTTGACTCAAATAGGACAGTAAGAGTGCCACAAGAAAATAGAATAGTTTTTATAGAAAGACAGTCTACTTCTGCAGAACGAACTGTGTACGCAACTGAGGATTAAATATGAGTTTTCGTTGGCCTAATAAAGACCCAGATGAACAATTAGATTATAGTGTAGATTGGTCAAGATTTCTTGGAAGTGCTACTATTAGTTCAGTTACATGGTCTGTAAAATCTACTGCATATGATACTAAAACTACATTGGCTGCAGGTCAAACACTTACTGTTGCGTCTGGTTCTGCAACTACTGATAATATACAAAACGTATCTCAGACTAATACAAGTACAGTAGCGACTATAAACATTGGTGGCGGTACAAATAATATTGAGTATACTTTCTTTTGTAATATGGTCGATAGCACTGGAAGTCAAGCAGAACGCAGTATTAAGTTACGAATAAAGGAACGTTAAATGCCTTATGATTATCTTGGTCTAGTAAATGACGTAAACCGTAGACTGAATGAGGTAGAACTTACTTCTTCTAACTTTGCTAATGCTACTGGTGAATATAGTATGATTAAAGATGCAATCAACTCTGCTATTCGGTATATTAATCAGCAGGAATACGAGTGGCCTTTTAATCATGTAGAGGCAGAAGAGACATTAACTGCTGGTACAGTTCGTTATGCTTTTCCTGCAGATGCAAAAACAATTGACTTTGATAGCTTTCGTATTAAAAGAAATGACACTTTTAACAATGCAACTAAAAAACTTAACTTAATGAGTTATGAAGAGTATTTAGAAAAATATGTAGATTACGAATACAATACTAACACCAATGTGCGAGCTTTACCTGAATATATCTTTAGAACTCCTAATCAAGAGTTTGGTGTAATAGCTCCTCCAAATAATGCCTATGAGCTGGTATATGAATACTATAGGCTACCTGTAGATTTAATTAATGCTACTGATGTTCCTAGTATACCTGAACAATTTAGATACATAATTGTAAATGGTGCAATGCATTTTGCTTATATGTTTAGGGGAGAGGGTCAAGAAGCTGCTATGATTCAGCAAAGGTTTGATTCTGAAATTAAACAAATGAGAAGTCTTTATATTAACCGTTATGATTATTTAAGATCAACGGTAATAAATCAAACAAACTCTTCTTATAGCACTATTAGGGTTTCTTAATACATGCCATCAACTCGACAAACATACCCTGTAGAGTTTAAGGGTGGACTTGTTACTAATATGAGTCCTTTGCAGCAGGGTATTAATGCTCCAGGTTCTGCTAGAGTGCTTAAAAACTTTGAGCCATCTATTGAGGGTGGTTATAGACGTATCCAAGGATATACAAAATATAACAGTAGTATTATCCCACCGTATGGTGCTCCTGTAATAAATGGTGCAAGTCAATCTGGTGGCACTTTAAACATAGCCAACATTAGAACTACTCCTGTTGTTGGTGATACCTTTAAACTTACACACGCTACTGCACAAGTAAACAATACAGCAACTGCAGTAGTAAATGGTACAGTTTCCAGTTCAACTAACGTTGCTGTAGATGGTAATGTTGGAAGTATAGTTGTAGGAATGACTGTCACAGGAACTGGCGTTGATGCTGGTGTTACAGTAACAACAGTTACAGACCAAAATAATATAGTCCTATCCTCTGCACAATCTATAGCCGATGATGTTACACTAACGTTTAATGCTCCTGACTCTGATAATACCACACATATTGTTGACACTGTTGTTGGTACAATTAAAGCAGGTATGGATGTAAGTGGCACAGGCATTCCAACAGGTGTTACAGTATCATCTATAAGTGGAAGCACTGTAACTTTGTCTACAGGGCTAGACCTTGCAGAAGACTTAGAACTTACATTTAGTGACATTTACACTATTTCGTCTGGTGGTGTTAGCTATAATGCTAGTGAAAGAACAGCCGCACTTACCTTTACACCTACAATACATGCAGATAATTCTCCTTCTAATGGTGATGCTGTAGAGTTTACAAGCACTGCGTCAAACTATCTTATGCTTGGTTGTGGCGTATTTTTAGACAGAGTTATTGTAGCAAAGAATGATGATTTATTTAAAGTATCTTCTAGTGACATAACACAAATAAATGTTCCTAGTTATGGTACTGTACTTGTAAATGGTGCATCACAAACAGGTTCAAGTCTTGTAGTAGATGGTTTAACTTCTGCGCCACAACAACATGATATATTTAAAATTGCTGGCGTAGATAAAATTTACAGGGTAACTGCAGATGCATCTGTAATCTCTGGGGGTGCTACACTAGCAATTAGTCCTGCATTAGACAGTTCACCAGCAGATGATGCCGCAATAACTTTTTTAAGTACATCAAGAGAAAGTGCTGGTAAAACTAGATTTGCACGGTATAACTATACAGGAACAGAAAAAATTGCCATAGTAGATGGTACTAACGTTCCTGCACTATACGACAACACTACGTTTACTGCACTCAATGATGCTCCTACAGATGTTAATGGTGCAAGTTTTGTAGTCAACTTTAAAAACCAACTGTTCTTTGGTAAAAGTAATTTATTAACTTTTACTGCTCCATACACAGATAATGACTTTACAGCGGCTGCAGGTTCTGGTACAATATCTTTAGGAGCAACAATAACAGGACTAATAATATTTAGACAACAGTTAATTATATTTACTGAAACATCTATATTGCAGTTAGTTGGTAACACCATTGCAGACTTTAACCTGCAACCGATAACACTAGACATTGGGTGTGTAGACACAGATACAATACAAGAGGTTGGTGGTGATGTAATGTTCTTAGGACCAGACGGTTTAAGACTACTAAGTGGTACAGATCGTATTGGTGACTTTGGACTTGGAAACGTATCCAAGACAATACAGAAAGAAGTGACAAGTTTTATTTCAACTAACACATCTTTTGCAAGTGTAGTTATTCGTAATAAATCTCAGTATAGAATACTAGGGTATAATACAAACATTACACAGGAAAACGCTCAAGGTATACTAGGCACACAGTTTGCTGGTCAAGGTGGCGAGGGTATGGCATGGGCAGAAACACGAGGCATACGTGCATATGTAGCAGACAGTAGGTTTTATCAAAATATAGAAACGATTGTATTTGGTAATGATGATGGGTATCTATACCAAATGGAAGATGGTAATAATTTTGATGGAGCTAATATACAAACTACTTTTGCTACTCCATTTATGCCAATTAATGATCCACGAGTTCGTAAGACGTTTTATAAAGCATTTTTATATACAGATCCACAAGGTAGTGTTTCATTTGATATGAGTCTTAAACTAGACTTTGACCAAAAAGATAGCATACAACCTACACAAATTAATTTTGCTAACAGTACAGGACAAGTTGCATTTTACGGCACTGCTGAATATGGATCATCTGCTGTATTTAGTACCAAACTTTTAACTCTTTTTGAGACACAATTAATTGGATCAGGATTTACAGGGTCCATACAGTTTGAATCAGACAGTACAGACCCTCCATTTTCTCTTGATGCAATTACAATAGAATTTGGTATAAACACGAGAAGGTAAACCAAAATGCCTTTTAGAAATTTAACAAAAGATTTTTGTTACTCTATTGCTAAAGGTTGCACAGGAAGAAATGATTTACGTAAGAAAGATGGGGCTGTTAGTTGGCTGACAAATAAAAATTGGGATAAGATGAATTACATTTATAGTCTTGCAAAAGAACAGTCATCTATAGTAGGTGAAAAATATCATGTGGATCATATAACTCCCATAAGAGGAAAAAATATCTGTGGCCTTCATGTACCTTGGAATCTACAAGTGCTTCCCTCAGATTTAAATTTAAAGAAAGGTAATCTATAATGGGTACGGGATATGTTCGTAACGATACATCTAACAACATTGCTGATGGTAACATTATCAATGCTGCAGACTTAGATGGTGAATTTGACGCAATTGAAAGTGCCTTTGGTACAAGTGGACACACGCATGACGGAACATCTGCAGAGGGTGGTCCTATTACTGTACTTGGTCCTGTCCAAGACTTTGTAGCAAGTGCCACTGAAATTAAACCTAAGACTACCAATACACTTGATATTGGTACAAGTGGTCTTTTGTTTAAGGATATGTATTTAGATGGTGTAGCTACACTTGGTAGTATTAAGATTGATAATGATGGCACAATTGGTTCTGCTTCTGAT